GAAGCTCAAGCCATGATTGAAAAGTATAAGTCTGACCGTGATTCTGAGTTGGAACAGGCTCGTTTAGCTTTTGATAAATATAAGGCTGACCTTGATTCCCAGACGAAACTGGCTATTGCAGAACTCCAAGCCCAAGCATCTAAGGAAACGACTGCAATGGGCATCTCCGCTAAAGACGAGGCTAATGAATATGCTTCGGACGGAACAACTAAGCCTAAAGCCGGAATCGAGAAAATCGTTGCATCATTTACTGAGAGCATGGAAAAGCTGGCCCAAGCTCAACAGGAGTCAACTGAGAAACTTGCTCAAGTATTGACTAGACCTAAGAAACTCGTTCGCGGGGCTGATGGTCGCGCTGTCGGTGTTGAATAATGCCGGTAACTGTAAACCACCAGTTAACGGCGACAACGCCGGATGACCCTCTGTTCGAGATCAAGCCGAGCAACTGGAATTCAGAACACGCGGTAACGATTAACGCTGTAGGCTCGGAAATCTCAGGGGCTTTTGGTAACGGTGGTGGGGTTACGTTTGGTCTGTCTGCTGACGGTAAGATAACCGCCTCTGCCCCTGCGGGCGGTGGTGGACTTACGAATATCAACGTAAGCGCGGGAACGACCTCTAATAACCTGTCGGCTTTGACGTTCAGCAACGGAAGCGGCGTTTCCTTCGGGTTAAATGGCTCGGTAATTACTGCCTCGGTTCAGACTAACTATCTGACTACGGCGATGGCCTCTAACCGTGGAACTGATTTTGTCCAGGCTACAGCAGCTTTCGCCGGAACTAACGCAAGCGGAACGATAGCCTCTAACGGTATCTCTGTAAGTGTAGGGAACTACATCACTACCGCTAGAGCTTCAAACGACGCTGTAGGACTTAACACAGCTTTAACTGCTGGCCCGTTGGCTTGGACTGTTAATAGCTCAGGAATCAGTCTTAACGCTAGTAATGCTGCTGGCACGACTTCAGGTTTTGGCGGTAATTTAATTAGCGGGTCAATGACCCACAATACCGCAGGACTGAATTTAAGCCTTAATCATCCGGCTTGGCTTACTACGGCGATGCAGTCTAACGCCGCGACGATCAGCAATATCAGGGTTTCAGCAGGAACGACAAGCAATCTCTTGTCTGCTCTGACGTTCTCCAATAGTAACGGTGTGAGCTTTGGCATTAACGGCTCAACCATGACCGCATCACATAACGGTTTGACCACGGCTAGAGCGTCAAATGACGGTGTTGGACTTAATACCGCACAGTCTAATGTTACGTGGTCTGTAAACAGTGCCGGTATCAGCCTAGACGCTAGGGGTTACGCCGGAACCGGATTTACTGGCACTAACGCGACTGCAACACTAAATAGCAACGGCTTACAACTGTCTGTCGCTGGTGGCGGGGTTATCAACCAGACCGGCCCGAATATCTCAGCAGGAACGGACTCACTGTTTACCAGTGGAACCGTAACCTTTGGTAACGCCTTTAGTGGGTCTTTTGTTACCAGTAACGGCTCTGTTGTTTATTCAAACGCCTTCCTAACTACCGCAATGGCATCTAATCGCGGAAGCGATTTTGTCGCAGCTACCGCTGCATTTGCCGGAACCAATGCAAGTGGAACTATTGCCAGCAACGGAATCAGCGTAAGTGTAAACGCTGGTGGTGCCGCGCAGACTTATTCAGGGCTGAATCATTATAACGACTTGGTTCAGGTAGCAGGACAGGCAGGACAGGGCACTTTGCAGTTCGACCCGATGAGAATTGAGAATTACGTTCAATTTGACCGCTTCTGTCTGCCGGTGATTAACACTAATTCCTCAAACTCAAGCGGCTCTCATACGTTGAGTTTCTGGATTGGTCTTTATACGAGGACTTCTAACACTTTGTCCTTGTATCAGAGCGTATCGGCTACTACAGCTTTGACGCACTCAGGCACAGTCGGGAGTTACTCGCTGTATTCGGGTATTCGGTTGTTCACTATCCCGTTTACTACAACCCTCCCCCCTAATGATTATTGGGTTGGTTTCTTGTCTCGGACTACAACGGGCGGCGCTAACGGAACGTATAGCAACCTGTTGGCAAGCAATATCAATAGTAACTTTTTGGGCATGTTTGGAAGCTCTCACAACACCACTTACCAATTAACGATTGGACAGGGTGTGTATAGCGCAACGACCAGCTCAATACCTGGGTCTGTTGGTTTTACACAGATTCGCGGTTCTGACTCCGCTGCATTGAGAGCGCCGGTTGTAATAATGGCCTACTCAACGGTGTGATATGGAAACTTTCATCCAAGACGGCATCACTTGGGGAATTATCTATAACGTAGGTGGTAGCTTGTTTTTGTGTGTCAATGTTGATGAACCTTACCCTCAGAAAATTTATCTAATCGAAAGGATTTAGTGAAACCACAATTAGTGGAGGTAGGTAGGCACAACCAAGAATTAGAAAAATCCACCCAAAGGATTATCAAAGGTGGAAGCTGGAAAAAACAGAGGATTGTTTCCTTAATTCCAGCAAGTGAAATGATACCCACTAAAGTTTATTTGTCTCACTGTGGGTTGATGTTCCCTCCGAATCAGTCTGTTCACAGAATGGCCGCAATAGGTATGGAGGTAGGACTAGCCTTCTCCGACTCAATAGCGCAAATCCTAGAGCATCCTGAGCTAGGAAATTGGGAATACCTCTTAACGATTGAGCATGACAACATCCCTCCGGCTGACGGAGTGTTGAAACTCTTAAAACGGATGGATGAACACCCTGAGTTTGCTTGTATCGGTGGACTCTACTGGACGAAGGGTGAGGGTGGAGTTCCTCAAATCTGGGGCGACCCTAAAGACCCTGTATTGAATTTCAGGCCGCAGCCTCCGGTGCCTGGACAGCTTGTTGAATGTTGTGGAACGGGAATGGGTTTTAACCTCTGGCGAATGTCCATGTTTAAAGACCCGAAACTTCGTAGACCGTGGTTTAAGACTGTCGCGGGTGCTGAAGGTTTGGGCACTCAAGACCTCTACTTCTGGGGCGATGCCAGAAAACACGGTTACAGATGCGCGATTGATTGCGACGTTCTGGTGGGCCATTACTCACATTCCGACGACATTACTTGGTGAAAATGAAAACTGAACTCAAGCTAGACATTGGTTGCGGCAAGAACAAAAAAGAAGGCTTCATTGGTGTAGATCAATACAAGATGCCTGGTGTTGATAAGGTCATGGACGTAAGGAAGAAATGGCCTTACAAAAACGACTCCGTTTCAGAGGTTCACTGTTCGCACTTTATCGAACACCTGACTTCTAACGAGCGTATTCATTTCCTGAACGAGCTTTATCGGGTGATGAAAAAGGGTAGTAAATGCACTCTGATTGCTCCGCATTGGGCGAGTAATCGAGCTTACGGCGACCCGACGCACCAGTGGCCTCCTATCAGTGAAATGTTCTTTTATTACCTGTCTAAAGAGTGGCGCAAGACTCAAGCCCCTCATACAGATCAGGAATTTAACAAAGATGGTTATAACTGCGACTTTGAAGCGACTTGGGGATATTCCATGAATCAAGCTCTTACTAGTAGGAATCAGGAATACCAACAACACGCATTGCAGTTCTTTAAAGAGGCCGCACAGGACACTGTTGCGACTTTGACTAAGAAATGATTGGTGGTTTCCAAGTCGGGGCGTTTAGCCTCGCTTTCCAGCAAGAGGGCGTAATTGTAGACACGCCCTTTTCGTTGGGGCAGGGCGACGATTATCCAGGTTGGGATAAGAAGGCTTGGAAGAAGCGTAAGACTCAAGAGGACGCTTTAGAGCAGACCATTGAGGAAACGTATAAGAAAGTCATGGGTATCGCTCCTACTCAGACTTTTGTAGCTAAAGCCAAGAAAGAGATTAAACAGCAGGTTGTAGAGACTAAGCGAGAGTTTGAAGATTACTCTCAGGTCATTTCTTGGCTACAGACTCAACAGATGCTTGTTGATAAATATATTAACGAGCTTTTACTTCAGCGTGAAATAGACGATGAGGAAACTTTACTATTACTAATGTAACGCATCATTGTGATTGTGTGGTTTTCCATAAACGATACGCAACTGATGACGGTTTGCATATCTGTTTAAAGCAAATGGAATACGTAGAGTCTGAGAAAGACTGGCGCTGCCCTACACATGGGCTTTATTCAACCCAAATAGAACGCGGACATAAAAAGACATTCGATGATCTACGAAAGTCGATGTAATTCCTGCGGGAAACTATACGAGTATATAAAACCGGCGAGTCAGTATCTTGATTCGCCGTTTTGTTGTGGTGAGAGGACTGAGAAGGTCATTCTTAGCGCTCCTATGGGGCATGTGGTGAATATCCACTACACAAGCCCGATAGACGGACGACCGATTACCACTAAGCAAGCCCGTATTGATGACTTAAAGCGTAGTGGTTCCCGCCCTTGGGAAGGTTTAGAGCAAGAGAAGAAAGTAGCCCAAGAGCGCAAGAAATACGAAGAAAAAATTGAAGATAAAAAACTAGAGGCTGCTGCGGTTCAAGCGTGGCAGTCCTTAAAACCTGAACAACGTAAAGTTTTGGAGACTACTTAACCCTTCTGCAAGGGTCTTGCCCTCTGTCGAGAGACACGGCTTCCGGTGGACGCAGATTAAGCCGGTTTGATGAGGTTTTTATGAGCGAACTGGATACCCAGATCGAAGAAGTTGTTGAAGCTGAAGTTGTAGATACCCCGAAGTCAATGGATGACACCATCCGCGAGACTTACGAAGCAATCCAGAATCGGGGCGAGGAAACAGAGGAACAGGCCGAGGCTAGGGAACGGGATGAAAAAGGCCGGTTTAAAGCCTCCCAAAAGGCCGAGGAAACGCCTGTAGAGGTTTCTGAGCCGGTGGCCGAGGAAACACCCCAAGAGGTCGCTCCGGTTGAACCTGTGCCGGTTGTGGTGCCTCCTGAAGTCCAAAGGCTAGGACTTAAAAAAGAAGAAGCCGAGGCTTACGCGCAAGCCCCTGAAGTCCTTAAACAAGCATTTATCCGCAGATCGGAGGAAATGCACAAAGGATTAGAGCAGTTCAGGACTAAAGCGCAGTTTGGTCATCAAATGGAACAAGTCATTGCTCCGTTTACCCAACAAATTCAAGCGATGGGCGCGACCCCAGAAATGGCGGTTTCTCGACTACTCGCAGCAGAATCTCAATTAAGGAACGGAAGCCCTGAACAGAAACAGGCAATGTTCTTTAAGTTGGCACAAGACTACGGAGTTCAGCTTAACGGTGAGATGCCGACAGTTGACCCGAACGTATCCGTCCTTCAGCAGCAAATACAGCAGTTGACTGGATGGATTCAGCAAAAGCAGCAGAGGGAAGAACAAGCGCAGCAGGAAACACTGAACAGTGAAATCCAGCGTTTCGCATCCAACCCTGCAAATAAGCACTTTGAAGCCGTTAGAAACGACATGGCTGCTCTCTTACAGGGCGGAGTCGTAACGACGCTTCAAGAAGCCTACGACCGCGCAGTTTACGCAAATCCGAACACTCGAACTCAGTTGCTTGCAGAACAACAAGCACAAGTAGAGGCGAAGCGGAAAGCGGAACTCGCTCAAAAGGCACAGGAAGCCAAGAAAGCCGCGAGTGTGAATGTTCCTAAAAAAGGAAGTTCTACTCCTAAACGGCCTGTTGGCACTATGGACGAAACAATCCGAGCCACAGCAGAACGGCTTGGACTAATTTAAGGATTAAATCATGGCCACTCCTGGTCAAAGTTCACTGTTTACTACCTTTACGGAACTGGTCTCTACGACCTACCGTAACCACAGCAAGGAAATTGCTGACAACGTATCGACCCATAACGCACTGTTCCGCCGGATGACCGAAAAAGGTCGTATTCGTCTGGAAGATGGCGGTCTGTCGATTGTTCAACCCCTCGACTACGCTGAGAACACGACTTACCAGCGTTACTCCGGTTATGACGTTCTGAACGTCGCCGCGAGTGATGTGATTTCGGCTGCTGAATTCCCGTGGCGTCAAGTCTCCGTCAACGTCGCTGCCTCTGGTCTTGAGATTCGCACGAACTCCGGTGCTAACCGCATCATCAATTTCGTTAAAGCGAAAATCAAGAACGCGCAACGCACGATGGCTAACGGTCTCTCGGATGACCTTTATTCGGATGGCACCGCGTCTAACCAGATGAACGGCCTTCAGGCGATTATTGCTGATGCTGGCACTGGCACCGTTGGCGGTATCAATAGCTCCACGTTTAGCTTCTGGCAGAACCAAGTCCGCGACGCTTCAGACCAGTCTGTTACCGTTTCGGCGGCGACTATCGAAGCTGGAATGATGCTCCCGCTGTGGCTGGCTACGACTCGCGGTAACGACACGCCGGACCTGATTGTTATGGACCCAGTGTATTTCGCTTACTACGAAGCCTCTCAGTCGAGCCTCAAGCGTTACGCCCCGTCTGACGATGGTAAGGGCGGCATGATCTCGATGAAATACAAGACCGCTGATGTGTTCTTTGATTCGACCGCATCGGGTGTTCCGGCCTCGCATATGTATTTCATCAATACGGACTTCCTTGAACTCGTCGCGCATCAAGACGCGAACATGGAAATCATGCCGGAACTGCGCTCGGTCAATCAGGATGCAATCGTTATCCCGATTCTGTTCCAAGGCAACTTGGTGGTTTCTAACCGCGCTCGTCAGGGCGTTGGCAAAGCCTAATTAACCACTAAAAAGGAGATTGATATGAGTTACATCATTGGTATGAACCTGACGGACGTTCGCACTAACGCGGAAGGCCCTGCTTTTACTTTGGGCAGCGTTGGTCGGACTTCGGACGGTAAACAGTATAAGTATGTGCAATACAATAGCGGTGCTGGTGCGGTGGCTGCGGTGGCTGGTAATGTGGTTTATTACTACGCTCCTTCGGGCGCTTCGGCTGGTGCTACCACGGTGGTTACGTCTGACCTGTCAGATTCGGCTGCCGTGGGTGCCGGTGTTCTTCAGGCTGTCATTGCTTCAACGGGTTATGGTTGGATTCAGACTAAAGGTTCCGCGACCCTGAACACGGCTCTGACTGCTGGTGCTGACGGTAACGCGCTGACTCCGGTTGGCGCGACTGACGGCACGTTGGACGTTTCGGCTCTGGTTACTGACCATCATTGCGCGGTTGCGGTTGATGCTTCGGCAAAAATCGTGATGTGTCTGTTCCCTGACTAATTAAAAGCAATAAATCGTTTCACCTTGGGGCGGCTTCGGTCGCCCCTTTTTTTATGGGTATTCATCCGAGTATCCATAACAAAACCATTCCTAAACAGGAGATGAAATGAGCGTAGCTCTGGCCCCTCAACGGCCCCCGTATATTGAATTTAAAGTTATTGCGAAGGATGACCCGAAGAAAAGTGTAGAGCTTGGTTATCGGGTAACTAAAGACGTTGAAATGGCTTACATCATGCAACCTGGGTCTAAAGATCAGGTTGAGATGGTGGCTAGTGATTGGCTGGCTTCTATTAAAAGAAAGTCACTAGAGAACAGGGCAGATGCTTACCCGCCTGATTGGGTAGACGCTTTCCATAAAAAGTATGAAGCGTGGAAAGCAGGAATGGAACCGCCTCTTAATGGAACCTCAGTAAAACAGTGGGCTTTGCTGTCTCCTGCTCAAGCTGAGAACTTTATTGCCCTACGTATTCTTACGATTGAGGACGTAGCGGCGATGACTGAGGAAGCGATGGCCCGTTTAGGGATGGGCGGTCGGAATCTCCGTGAACAGGCTAGAGAGTGGCTTAAAGGCAAACAAATTGCCGACGCAGCCATGACTGAGAACTTAGAACTTAAAAAGCGGGTTCAGGAGCTTGAGGAACTCGTTAAACAAATGCTTGAGGCTAAACCTAAAAAAGGTCGGCCTCCTAAAATTGCAGAGGCTGCCTGATGACTTGTCTTTCGATAGTTCAAAAAGTTTGCTTGAGGGTTGGTCTAGATTCGCCCTCGTCGGCTGTTGGTTCGACTGAACGGCAGACATTGCAAATCCTTGAATTGTCGAACGAGGCAGGGCAGGAGCTTTCGCGTCGGTATCCGTGGCAAGCTCTTTTGGGTGTTGCGAACTTCACGACTGTAGCGACTGAAGTTCAAGACACCCTCACGGATATTGTTCCGAGTATTGATTACATCATCAATGACACGATTTGGAACAGGACTCTCCGTAGACCGGTATTCGGCCCCAAGACTCCTCAAAATTGGGAGCAACAAAAAGCCTTTGCGATTAACGGCCCTTGGTCTGGTTATCGGATTATCGGTGGGGAGTTGGCGATGTATCCCATTCCTACCGCTGGTCAAGATTGTTACTTTGAATACATTTCTAAGAATTGGGTAACGACCTCAACGGCTTCAACCTCTCCGTATTGGACTAACGACGCGGACGCGGCGAAGATTGATGAAAACCTGATTATCCTAGACACGATTTGGCGTTGGAAACAACAACGAGGATTGGATTACGCCGAGGACTTCGCTAAGTCTGAACGTCTGTATCAAGACCTAGCGAATAGGGATGGCGGTAAGGATTGGCTTAATCTATCCAATACGAAATACGACATTTTCCCTGGTGTCATTGTTCCTGCGGGTAGTTGGAACCTGTGAGAACCGCCCTCCGACCGATTAACAGGGCGTTTAAAGCTGCCCTCTCGTCTATCTCTGCTCCTACGGGTGGTTGGAACGCCCGTGATGCTTTGGGAGCGATGGAGCTTACAGACGCGGTATCTATTGAGAATTGGTATCCCTCGACCTCAGACCTTCAGTTGAGAATGGGGTATAGCAATTTCGCTACTGGTTTGCCTTCTCAGGTCGAGTCGTTGATGGCTTACAACGGACTGACTGCTAACAAAATGCTGGCTGGTTCGGGAACGGCTCTTTATAACGTGACTTCCGGTGGTGCGGTGGGTGCTGCTGTTAAATCGGGTTTAACTAACGTCCGGTTTCAGTATCAAAACTACGCCAATACTTCAGGCAATTATCTTTACATGGTAAACGGTCAAGATTCTCCTATGTATTGGGATGGGTCTACCTTTACCGACGCTGCAATTACTGGTGTGACTAAGGCTAATCTTATTCACATTAACCAGCATAAAAACCGCCTTTGGTTTGTAGAGAAAAACACTTTAAAGGCGTGGTATCTCTCCACCTCTGCGATTGCTGGCGCTGCCACAGCCTTTGACCTATCTGGCGTTGCTCAGATGGGCGGGTATTTAATGGCTATGGCGACTTGGACTGTGGACGGTGGACAAGGTGTCGATGATTTAGCTGTGTTTATTACCTCATGGGGAGAGGTGATTGTTTATAAAGGAACAGACCCCTCTAGTGCTAATACTTGGGCTTTAGTAGGTATCTGGCAGATCGGCGCTCCTGTAGGACGTAGATGCTTTATGAAGTATTCCGGCGACCTCCTGATTATCTGTCAGGATGGTGTTTACCCTATGTCGGGTGCCCTTCAATCATCAAGGGTTAATCCGAAGGTTGCGCTAACAAACAAGATTCAATTCGCTGTCAGTGAAGCCGTAACTAATTACGGTGATAACTTCGGTTGGCAGTTGATTCAATTCCCGAAGCAGAATCAGCTTTATCTAAATGTTCCCGTTAATGAAGGTTCTTCGCAACAGCAGTATGTAATGAACACCATAACTAAATCTTGGTGCAATTTTACGGGTTGGGCTGCTAACTGTTGGGAACTGTTCAACGACCATATCTATTTTGGTGGGAATACTGTCGTTGGGAAGGCTTGGGATACCTTCGCTGATAACGGTTCAAACATTACCGCAGACTGTCTGCAAGCGTTTAGTCCTATGGGTTCCCCTGGAAGAATCAAACGATTCAACATGATTAAGCCGTATTTCAGGACTGACGGAAGCCCTGCGATAGCCGCTAATTTGAATATTGACTTTAATACCGAAGATACGACCGCCCCGATTACCTTTGCCCCTACGACTTACGCGGTATGGGATACGGCTCTATGGGATGACGGAGTTTGGTCTGGTGGATTAAGACCAGTAGAGAAATGGCAAGGAGTCTCAGGTGTAGGAGTTTGGGCTGCGCCTAGAGTTAAAACCGCCTCTAGTGGGATTGATGTTCATTGGGTTTCCACGACGATTGAAATGGAAAACGGCGGGGTTCTGTGATTGTTTCAAATCCCTATATAGGGGATTGGGTTGCTTCAAGAATCAACGGAATGTTTGATAAGTATTCCTCTAACGCTTTGGGGTTACTTATCAACGGAGACATTAAAGCAGGGGTGATATACGAGGACTTTAATAAAGCCTCTGTAGTTTGTCATATAGCTTGTGAGTTTCTCTCCGGTGAGTTTTTAGCTGCAATCTTTGACTATCCGTTTAACTCTTTAAACGTCAACAAGATTATCTGTCCAGTTGCTTCGGATAATCAAAAGTCTATCAATTTAGTTGAAAAAATGGGTTTCTCTATTGAGGGAGTCTTAACAGACTGTCATCCCAATGGAGATATTTTGCTTTACACAATGAAGAAATCAGATTGTAAATATCTGAAGGATAAATATGGGAAAAAGCTCCTCACCGCCTCCGGCTCCTGATTACGCTGGTGCTGCTACTGCTACCGCACAGGGTAATTTAGAAGCGACTCGCGCTGCTACCGAAGCGAACCGGATTAATCAATACACCCCTTATGGGTCTTTGACTTACTCACGCGACCCGAACGCGGCGACCCCTGATAGTGGTTGGAGTCAGTCCATTAACCTAAATGACGTAGGGCAGAAACTTCTGGATTACCAGAATAACGCCTCTCTTGGTTTGGGTGAGCAGACCGGCCTTGCGCTTGATCGAGTGGGTCAAGGTCTTTCTCAGCCGTTTGATTTCGGCTCTGTGGGTGATGTTCAGAACGCCGCAGAAGGCGCTATTACTTCAAGACTAGACCCGATGTGGGATAGGAAACAATCTCAGACCGAGACTCAATTAGTCAATCAAGGGCTTCGTCCTGGAACTGAAGCCTACGACAACGCAATGAAAGACTTTAACTTCGGTCGGAATGACGCTTATCAACAAGCTATTTTGTCCGGTATTAACACGATGCCGCAGACCTACCAGTTAGCTAATTCTCTGCGTAGTCAACCGTTGAATGAGCTAAACGCTTTACGGACGGGTTCGCAGGTCACTAACCCCACGTTTAACCAAGTTCCCCAACAGCAAACGACTACGGGCGCGAATATGTTGGGCGCAGCTCAGGCTCAAGGGCAATACGGCGGTGATCTTTATAACGCGCAGGTTGGTCAAGACAACGCAATGACTAAAGGGCTATTTAGCCTCGGCACATCGGCTATTGCACTTTCTGACGTTCGTCTTAAATCAAATATTGAACGGGTAGGAACGCACCCGCTTGGTATTGGTATTTACGAATACGACATTTTCGACCGCAGAGAGCGTGGCGTTATCGCTCAAGAGGTTAAAGAAGTAATGCCGGAAGCCGTTATTGAGCGCGAAGATGGCTACCTGATGGTTGATTACGGGAGGCTCTAATGGCTGAAATGTTTTCGCCTTACGGTGCAGAAGCCGGTGAGATTGACCGCCGCCAGAAATACGCGGAACTACTCCGTCAGCAATCAATGGAGCCACTTCAGGGGCAATCCTCCGGTAGGTTTGCTGTTCCTATTAGCCCGCTTGAAGGTTTGGCTAAGATGCTCCAAGCCTATTCCGGTCGCAAGGGCGTTGAGGGGGCAGAACAGCAACGTAAAGACCTGTCGGGCCGGATGGACACAGAACGCTCTACGGATATGACTGCACTTGCTCAAGCTCTCCGTGGAACTCCTGCGCGTCCTCAAGTCATGGGTTCAGATGACCAATCCATGCTTGCAGACCAAGGCGGAGAGGCTAACCCGATGACCCAAGCGGTTCAGGGCGACCCGAACCAAGCCGCGATGATTGCTCTGCAAAGCCGCTTGCCTGATGTAAGACAAATGGCCCCTGGATTGATGCAAATTGGGGAGACTCGCCAGAATCGTCAGGAAGATAAAGCCTTCCGTGGTGAACAGGCTCAAGCTCAACGAGACTTCCAGATGGAACAACTGAGAATGAGGGCGGAAGATCAAAGGGCCTCTGCTCAAGAACGCGCAGCAGCACAGAGACAGCTTGTGCAGATGCAGATTGAAGCTAAGCGAGAGGCCGCTAGGGATAGGGCCGCGATGGTGGCGGCTAATCGTCCGCAGGGGCAGGTTCAGGTTGTAAACACTGAAAACGGCATTTTCCGAGTAATGCCTGATGGTCAAATGGCCCCGCTGATTGACCCCGCAACGGGTAAAACCCTGATGCCGAAAGCTGCCGCAGGGAAGGCGGCTAAAACCGATGTGGATAAGACGATGGACTTGTATATGGCTGCGAGTAACGGGCTTATCTCCGGTCTTTCCAAAACCACAACCGGCCCCCTTGCTGGAAGGCTCCCCGCGACCACTACTCAAGCGCAAGTCGGTGAGGGCGCTGTTGCTGCGATGGCTCCGGTTCTTAAGCAACTGTTTAGGGTTGCCGGTGAAGGCACGTTTACCGATAAAGACCAAGAACTTCTGTTGGACATGGTTCCGACTCGTAAGGACACGCCGGAAGCCCGTAAACAAAAGATTGCCAACATTGACAACATCGTAGCGGCGAAACTTGGCTTGCCTATCCCTGACCGTGGAGACAAAGCGACCCCGCCTTCAGCGCAATCTTCCCCCGTTGATGCCCTTTTGGATAAATACAAATAATGGCAACCCTTGAACAACTGGAATCCGCCTTAATCAAGGCTGACGCTGCGGGTGACGTTGACGGGGCTAAGATTCTGGCCGGTGAGGTCAGAAAGCTCCGAAACCCCGTTAAGCAGATCGACATTAACGGCCCCCAAGGTGCCGCGTCAGACTCAGCATGGAAAAACGCCGCCGCTGGTGTTGGTAAAGCGATTTACGACACTGGAAGGGGTTTAGGTCAGCTTACGGGTTTAGTCTCGTCAGATGACGTTAAAGAATCCCGCCGCCTTGATAAAGACTTAATGGATACAGGCGCAGGGTTCGCCGGTAATGTTGCGGGGAATATCGGGATGGCCTTGGCTCCTGGTGGCCTCGTAAAGGGCGCAGGAATGGCTTTTAACGCATTGGGCGCACCTAGTAAGGCCCAAGCCCTGTCCGCCGTTGGTGGTTCGCTCCTAGCCCCTCGCTCGATTGGTGGGGCTGCTGCTTTGGGTGCTGGCATGGGTGTTATTCAACCCGCCGAGAGTCTTGAGGAAAGGGCTATTAACACAAGCATTGGCGGTATTGCTTCCGCTGCTATCCCCGCCGCTGTCCGTGGGGTTAAAGCTGTTAAAGCTGCCGCAGAACCTTTCTACGAATCAGGCCGGAATCAGATTCTTGCAAGGGCTTTACAAGAGGCTTCCGGTGGCGGTCAGTATGCCGATGACGCACTTAAAAACCTTCAGCAAGCCGGACAACGTGGCCCCTTTGCTACGGGTTTAACAAAGGGCGAGATTGTTCCTAACTCCGTTCCTACCGCTGGACAGGTATCTAAAAACGCCGGTATTGCTGCATTGGAGAGGTCGGCAACCGCGACCAATCCTGCGGTGACTCAAGAGGTATCTGAACGTCTAGCTTCTCAGAATCTTGCAAGGGTTGGGGCTTTAGACGAAATCGCCGGTTCCGATGGTGCTAGGCAGTTTGCCAAGACTGAACTTCAGTCAACCGCAGATGACCTTTACGGCCAAGCCTTTGACCGTGGAATGGATTTGCGGCGCGACCCATTGACCGGCGCTTTCTTGTCCAAAGCTCAACAAGCGGGGCGGAAGGGTGAAATTAATAAGCTGATGCAAACCCCCGCGCTTCAAGAGGCAAAAGACAGAGCAATTAGTCTTGCTCAGAATGAAATGATTTCCCTTAAAGACCCTTCGGGTTCTGTTCAGGGGCTTCATTACATGAAAAAAGCCCTTGATGACATGATTTCCAATTCAAGCGGTAATGAGCAACGAGTTTTGAGGAATCTACAAAAACGCTTCCTGACTACGGTTGACTCTCTTTCCCCTGATTATGCCGCCGCTAGGGGTGTATTCCGTGATATGGCTGGCCCTGTTAATCAGATGGAAACCGCCGCTGAAATCTCTAAACGGTCGGTTACTCCTACAGGTCAGATGACCCTGAATAAATACGCTAGGGCTTTGTCGGATGACTCCGCGCAAGCTGCAACAGGGTTTAAAAAGGCGACTCTCTCAGGAACCATGACCCCTGAAAGCATGGGAACCCTGAATAACATTAAAGAAGATTTAACTAGGGCTGAGTTCGCTAAAAACGCCGGTAGGGGCACAGGCTCCGACACAGTTCAAAAACTGGCTTATTCAAACATTCTGAATCAGGCCGGTGTTCCTAACTTCATGCGGAACCTTGGCCCTGCTCAGATCGTCGGAAACCTTTTGTCTAGGGGCGGTGATTTGGCTTACAAAGACGCTAACCAGAGGCTTTCTGAGCAACTCGCTAAAGCCCTGTTAGACCCCGCAGAAACCGCCTCACTGATGGCGATTAAGCCAAGCCAGCGTCAGGAAATGCTTGTAAACCTTCTGTCTAGGGGTGGAGCTAGTGCGGGGATGATGGTTCCCGCCTTGTCAAACTCGCAGCAGTAATACCCGTTTTAACTTGCCTTCCGGCATCCATTTAATAACAGCGTAACGGATAGGCAAAAGAACACAAGCCAGGATTAGAAACAAGGCTACTGGTCGCAGAAATGCGGCTATGGCGAAGCTCATTCCCTAAGTTTACCACAAGCCCCGAAAGGGGCTTTTTTCATTTGTAGGAGTCGAAATGCCGAGAAACGGAAGCGGGTCATATTCTTTACCTAGTGGAAACCCTGTAGTCACGGGAACCGCTATCAGTTCAACCGTCCAAAACAACACGATGAGCGATATAGCCACGGCTTTAACGGCTTCCATTGCTAAAGACGGTCAAACGACTCCCACGGCTAATCTACCGATGGGGGGGTTTAAGCATACGGGGGCGGCTAACGGCTCGGCTGCGACTGACTACGCCACTATTTCAAATCTCCAAAACGGGACGGGAATTCATGTTTCTACCGTAGGCGGAACTTCGGACGTAATCACTCTTACTCCTTCTCCGGCTATTGCCTCTTATGCAGCCGGACAGTATTTCTCTTTCGTTTCTTCTGGTGCGAATACCACAAACGTAACGGTGAATGTCTCTGGACTTGGTGCTAAAGCAATTACTAAGAATGGCGCTACTGCTTTGGTCGCTGGTGATGTTCCTTCCGGTGCTTTGGTTGCGATTATCTATGACGGAACACAGTTTCAACTACAGACCTCCGCTAACTTAAATCCGCTTTCTTCTATTACTGGTCTTGGTTCTAACGTATCGACTTTTCTAGCCACTCCTTCGTCTGCGAATCTTCGCGGGGCTTTGACTGACGAAACCGGAACGGGTGCGGCTGTATTCGCTGACACCCCGACTCTAGTAACTCCGATTCTCGGAACTCCCACCAGTGGAACTCTAACGAATTGCTCTGGTTATCCAACGGTGACATTAAGAACTCCTGTCGCCTCTACCTCTGGAACGGAGGTTGATTTTAACTCTATCCCTTCAGGGGTTAAGAGAATTGACATTACTTTCTCCGGTGTTTCTACCAATGGAACATCGAACGTCATCGTTCAGATTGGAGACTCTGGCGGGATTGAAAACACGGGCTATCTCAGCACGATAGGTCTTGTTGTTGGCGGAACCGCTGGCGCTGTAACTACGGGTTTTGGTTTTGCTTCTCCTGCTGCCGCTTCGGTGATGCATGGAGTTATTAGTTTAGTCATGGTTGATTCGTCTACAAACACTTGGGCCTCTGCTTCAAACATTTCATTTGATGCGGGTCAATTTAATGTAGGCGCTGGCTCAAAGTCTCTCTCTGCAACGCTTGATCGTGTGCGTATCACGATGGCTAACGGAACAGACACATTTGACGCTGGAAAAATCAACATTCAATACGTGAGCTAAACATGGATTTCTTTCAATTTCTCGCTCAACTATTCGGAAAAGTCGATAACGTCGCCATCCTTGTTTTG